GCATCATGCGCTTTTACTACGACGGCGTTCAGCACGTCTATCCCAGTTGGGCAACGGGGGTCTATCAGGTTGGCACGGCGGGCGGGTACGTCGATATCGGTAACGGTCAGAATGTACAGTGCCCGATGTTCATGGGTGCCTATAACATCTTCCGCGCACGCTGGCGGTCTCTGGATGCGGTTCTTACGCAGAATCCGCCGGGAGTTGGGTTCGCAGCGGACCATCCGCAGGAATCCGAATCCATAGAGGCTGCTGAGACCGCTGAAGGGTTCTGGGAGATGTTCGACCAGGCGGAAAAGGGTGGCCAGGTCAAGCGCATCCAGAAGCGCGTCTCGTACATGATGGGCATGTCGGGCCGGGTCGTTTCGTGGACGAAGACGCTGAAATCCAAGGCACGATTCGGCGCAAATGACGATGGCGAACCGCGCTCGATGGAGACTGCGGAAATTTATGGCACGATGGAATCAAAGTTGCCAATAGTCTGCAAGTCGTGGGCTGATTCGCCTTATTGCTTCCTCTTTGATGACAAGAACGTGCTGACGCTCAAAGCGCAGAATGAGTGGATTCGCTCCAAGGTTACTGCGGGCGAGGCGTCCATCGGGGAGTCGGACTGGAATCGATTTGCGCGTATCGGCGTCAAGCAGGCCAAGAAAGGATTCTTTCTCACTGGCCTCGCGCTGAATTACCTCACGACCGAGCTGAACGGGTTTCTGCGGCCGGAGGTGTTCGAGGATAAGCTCTTCGACCCGGCATATCCCGGCGCGGACGAAAACGACGTTCGCGAGGATGGGAAGACGTTCACCTACCGCGATAAATTCCTGCAACTTTTTCCAGACGGATGCCATGTCAAGTGGGTTGGCAAGACATATTCGGAAAGCTGGAACGAGTGCCCCGACGATGCAATCGATGTGGCCTTTCCGATGGAGCGCGACGGACTGACCGGCGGCGCTCTCATGGAGCCGATGAAGGTGATTCAGGATGCCTACAACGACTACATGAACGCCAAGCGCGAGAACTACGAGACCGGCTGGAGCGTCACCTACTTCCGGGGCAACGACGAGGATTATGCGGCCATCTCGAATCAGCGCAGCCGGCCAAACGATTATGTGCTGCTGAAAGAAGGCCCGCCAGATCAGGAGATTGCAAAGTCGGTCATCCACCGCGAAGACCCCGCAGCGCCACCAGAGGGATTCGACCAGGCAATCGAGGAATTGCGCGGTCCAGTGTCACAGGACATTACCGGGGCTCTCCCGGCGCTTCAAGGAACGAGCAACAAGGAGACTACGGCCTCACAACAGGCAATGGACCGCTCACAGGCAATGGGGATGCTGGGGCCGTCGTGGGCCTCCATGCAGATCATGTTCTCGGGCATCGCAGAGAAGGCGGCGCGGCTGGCGTCGAAGAATCCCGATCACGGCACAGAGATTGCGGTTGTCGGCAAGGATGGCCAGAAGATTACCGTCAAGATGGAGCGGCTGAAGAAAGGGAAGTTCCATGCGCATGTGTCGGACTCGTCTTTCCCTGAGACCACGGCGGCGAAGCGCGCGAATCTTGCCGATCTTATCAAGATGGCAGCCGCAAGTCCTGTGGGTCAGACTCTTTTCGAGTCCCCCGACAATTGGGAGGAGTTCATTGAACTCAACGGCAATCAAGACCTCGTGTTTATTCCCGCCATTGCGTTTAAGAAGCAGGCCAGGGAACTGGAGATTCTGCTTCAGGAGCCGCCTATCATCCCGACCCCAGAGCAGATTGCCGAGTATTCGATGCAGCACGCTCAACAGACCATTCAGGCAGAGCAGCAGGGCCTTCCTGCCCCGCCGTTCGCTCCTCCGCAGCCGCAACCATCCCTGATGCCTGAAGCGGACGATTACCACAAGTGGGAGTCTGCCAAGTGCCAGGAATACCTCTCCAGCGAGGATTGCTGGCTGCGGTCGAATGTGGCCCAGCCGGACGAGGGCGTGGACCCAGCGCAGGCGCTCGAACAAAAGAAACTTGGCATCCAGAACGTGCGGCTACACAAGGCGGTTCACGATCAGTTCATGGCTCAGCAGGCCATGGCGCAGGCTCAGGCGCAACAGCAGTTGAAACCACCGAGCGAGAGCATAAACTTCAAGGATGAGAGCCCAGCGGACAAGGCGCAAATGAATGCGCAGGCGGGCATCAAGGAAGCGGCCCCGGAAGCGCAGGGCGCTGTGCAGAAGAACGCGGCGACGCCGGGGACAAAAGGTACAGCGACAGTTTAGGAGGACGATATGAAGACGGTTAATGCGGTAATGCGAGAAATCGAAGCGCCTCTGGGGAGGGCTATGCTAAATCGTCTTTCTGAAAACGGGGATGATCTTCGAATCAGTCGCGTAGAAATGAACAGAGGCAACGCTGAGTGCTACAGCCAAAAAGGGTTTGAAGTACAAAGAATCGATCCAAACCGCAACATGGAATGCTTTCAAACGTTTTGCGGATACCCGATTGTAACGGATTACGGACTTCCAGATGATGTGATTCTATTCAGAGGGTCTCATGGCGATTTGATCGGAATGATCTATAACTTGTCCCCCCCCTCAGAGCTATAAGGAGAGAGCAAATGGCAGACGAACTTGAAGTGATCGAAGGCGCGGAACTCGAAACAGAGGGTGCCGAATTAGAGACGGAAGGCACTCAGGCCGAGACGGAAGGCACTGAAGGCCAAACGCAGACAACGGAAACCTCTCCAACCTCTGCCGCATCGACGTGGAAGCAGGTCAAGGAGCGCCTGAAGGATTCTCCGGACCTGCACCGCCAGGTCAAGCAGGCGCTTCACTTCATGGAGGATGCCAACCGGCGGATGCCGGACGGGATTGCGAAGGCTCAGGAGCGTCTTCAGCTCATCGCGCAGCTTGACGACAATCCCGACGATCCCGAGTATGTGCCCGGCTCCGCGCCGATTGAAGAGGTCATCTCGAACACGATTGCCGAGCGCGGCTTCTGGCGCGACTTCGACAAGGCGTTTCAGTCCGCTGACCCCAAAGTCGTCAACCAGATGATTGAGGCCAACCCAGCCAGCTTCCAGAAGATTGTTCCCGAGGCGATGGACCGCTTTGCCGAGGTCAATCCGGAGGGCTTCTCCTCTTATATTTGCAAATCGGTATCTGGGTATCTCACAGAAGCGCAAATCCCCTTACAGTTGGCGCTTTTGGAGCGCGTCCTCCCGCCCGATTCCGACGATCCCGGACTGAAGACGGTTATTGAGGCGTTCAAGACGATCAAGGGCGTCGTCGAGCAGATCAACACGACTGCCAAGAAGCCCATCGAGACGAAAACGGTTGCACAGCAACATCAGGCTCAGGGCGGAAACGATCTCGAAACCCGCGAGATGAATATCCTCCACAATGAGTGGCTGGGGGAGATCAAGCCGCGTTCGGAGGCGTTCACGGTCGCGGAAGTGCAGAAAGTCGCTCCCAAGACGAAGTTCACGCAGCCGGAAATCAACTCCATCCGCAATGCAGTAAAGCAGGAGGTCAATGCGCGGGTTGCGACCGATCTCAACTACCAAAAGAAGGTCAAAGGCTTCCTGAAGGCGAAAAACAAGACAGCTTATGCGATGACGGTCGAATCGCAGCACAAGAAGATCATTCCAGGAGCCGTCAAGAGGGCCGTGGATGACGTTCTGGCGAAGCGCAAGACGGCAACCGGAGCGAAAGGTAAGCCAGGGACTCAGCCGACGCAGCAGGCCGCAAAGCCGGGGCAGCAGCAGACGAGTAACAGCAAGTTCGAGTACATTGCGCAGTCTCCGACGCGGCTTGGCCTGAAGGTGGACTTCCGGCGCACGTCGAATGAGATGCTGGCTCGCAATGAGGCGTTTGTAGTCGGGCGCACAGGCCCGGTGAAGTGGAAGCAGGGCAAGTAATTGACAGGCTGTGATATGCTGTCAACCAAGTAAAGGCTCGGAAGAAAAATTACGGGTGGCACCCGGTCAAGACAGCCTCTTTCGAGCTTCGCAGACGCGAAACGGTTCCGCACCGGCTCGGCGGGTTACCCCTTGGGGGACTATGAGCAGCTATAGCGATCAAATCTCACACGAGAGAGGATTGTTATGGCTATCGCAGATGCGGCACAGGCTCTTGCATCCGAGCAAGAGTACGTGCGACCGGAATTGGAAAACTACGTCCTGTCGCAAAGCATTCTCCTGAAAGAAGTCCAGAAGTCCAAGATTCGCGCGGTATCTGATCGACCGTCGCGCGTGCCCACCATGCCGTCTCTTGGCGGCAAGCCCCGCGTTGGAAACATGAACGGGTCCGACATGGGAGTTGGCTCCGGGCCGACTCAGGTTCCCGGCCAGATCACACCGGTCTGCTACATCCATGCCTTCAGCTACACCAAGCAGGCGGAGTACGCGACCGATTCCGACGAAAAGGCAATCGAGAACTTTGCGACCCTGACGCGCACCCTTGCGCCGGAGCGGTTCGCCGACTTTCTCGAAACCATGCTCCAGGGTGACGCCTCGAACACCATCGACACCGTTGTCAGCCTCCAGACCTCCGGCGGCAACATCACCGGCATCAGCGTCAACTCTGCCAACCTGTTCCTCGATGACGAAGACATTGACGTGTGGACCGCAGTTGGTGGCGCATTTGTGACCACCGTCACGGTGCAGGATTCCGACATCTCCTCGAACGTCATCTGGCTGCTGAATCCAGTTCCGGCTGGCACGATAACCGCGGGCATGAAGCTGATGGTTAACGGCGCTTCCGGCCAGGCCAACACCGGCTTGAATGGTCTGCGCTACTACCAGGTGGCCACGAATACCGGCAACTGGCTGACCGTGCAGCGTTCGGCATGGAATGGCAAGTACATTGCCCAGAACATCCCCGTCAACGGTGCCCTGACCCCGCAGATTGTCCGCGCGGTCCATTCGCAGATCCAACTCGCCATGGGCAAGAAAAAGGCGGACGCGGACGAGCTTGTGGCACATGCGACCGTCAACGAGCAGAATGCCTGGGAGCAAAACGCGCTTCTCGTCCAGCACATCAACATGGCCGAGATGAAGGGCTCCGAGTCCGAGGATATGCTCAAGCGGGAAGCGAGTTCGACGATTGCCGGCCGCCGCTGGCTCATCAACGAGCGCGCAATACCCGGCTACATCGACTTCCTTGCGCTCAAGAACGCCTCCATGGTAGAAACCAAGTCCATCGACTTCTACGACGTGGGCGGCCAAACACTGTTTGGGCTTATCGGGCAGTCGGGTGGTCAGGCTTCCGGACTGGTCTTTTACATGGTGGCCGAGCTAAACCTCATTTGGGTTCAGACACGAATGAATGCGTTTTTAAACGGAATCGCAATCGAGAAAGGACTCTACGGGCAGTGAGTTTGGAAATGCTTGATTTTCTTTCTGTTACCCTTTACAATAACAATGTGGAGGGTAACAGAAATGAGAAAAGGAAGCAAGCAGTCGCCTGAAGCTATTGAAA